CCGCTTGTATGTCCCGATACAGTTTCAACCACTATTGATCTTGTGGTTGAATATTATGGCACAGATTCTTTGGAATTTGCTATGCCAGTAAGGCAATATTTGAGAAATTATTTGCCGCTTTCAACACAGAGTGGTCTTTCACCTGTGCGTTTAGATCAAAATGTGGAAAAGAGTGATTTCCTCCACATTAACAACCTGACCCACAAGCGCGTTACGCTTGGTGGTTCAACTTCTCATAAGCCAATATATAACAAGCGATGTATTGGCGATAACGTTAATTCCTTGAAAGAATTACTACTTCGATATTGTGCATATGACAATATCGAACCTCAAAGTACAACAGGTATCCTGGTTGATTATCAACCATTGCAAATAGATTGTAATTATTTGTCACCATCAGGATATATTGATGTATCTTCTGGTATGCCCAGCATTTTTCCATTAATCCTAGCGGGTTTTTGTCTGAATGCAGGGGATGTAGAATTCAAGGCTCTTAGCTCCAATATTGGATATGATAGTGCTTCACAGCATTATTCTAACTCCATGTTTGCTGCACTTTTCAAGAACTCACCTGGTCAGCCAGGATGGGTTGTACCTCCGGTTAAGGGGTACACTGAAACCGATGTTTCTACGGGAACGTGGTTAGCAAACGTGTGTGGAACTTCGATTGCCTATTCAAGGGCAGATATTAACGGTGGTGTTGAGATTCGAGTCCCTCAATATCATTATGACCCGTACCGGGCATCAGCTATGTTCCTTACTTTAGGTAGTGCGAATATAGGAGATGGTCTAGGAGGCACGGCGATAACAATTCAATTCAAAATTGAAGGGATGGAAAGCATGTTTTTATTTAAACGTGTTTCTCCTAATTTCGTTTTGAGGAATTTTATATCGTTTGGTGCCTATGCTATTACTGCGACTGACTAAAATCTTTTTGGGTTTGGTTTAGTTGTTCTACGTCACGGGTCCCAGTTCTCACCCGTGGCGATTAGTCGCTATAATATCATTACAAGGCGGAAGGTCCTCCGCATAGGTAGTGTCTATGCTCGTATTATGAAGCACTGTAAGAAAGTGTTATGATTATGAATTTTCTTCATTTCATTATGGTATGTAAACGTTGTAAGTTTATGCCCCACTTTTTCTTTCATCTAATTATGATATGGC